TTAGACTTAAACTCATCAAATTTCTTGATTGCAGAATCGATTTGCTGACCAGCAGTTAATTTACGATCGACGAGGCTAATAAGTTTAACGTTACCCGTTACCATATCATTGTAAAACTTTTTAACATACGCAAAAGCCCGCGCTAACTCGTTAAAAACGACGATAATACCTTTCAACTGATTTGCGTAAGTTTTTAACTTCCTGATAATCTCTTCAACATTAGTGGTCACGGGCGCTACAGACACTGTTTCGACTTTAGGAACTGATTTCGGAACTTTTTGAAATTCTGTTTCTTCCTCCGATTCTTCTTCTGGTTCCTCTGGAAGAGGAGGAAGTTCAAAATAAGCGTACTTTTCTCTGAACTGAGGAGTTTCTGTAAATTCCCACCAAGGATATAATTCTTTGTCTTTCTTCAACAAACCACTACCGAATTCAGTATCTGTATGAGGGCCAAAAATATCTTTACGTTCTAACTTATCTTTAGGACCGGTCAACCATTTCCATTTCCTCTTTAGTTCAATATCATCCTTCGTAAAAGAATGTCCATCCTTACGTTCAATAACAGATATTTCTTCAACCAACCAAGCACTCCTGACAGATCCCTTATGTTTGAACCATTGAACCCTACGTTCCTCAGATAACACTCTCTCTTCAGACGGTTTACGCGGACCAAACCATCTGAGAACTTTCTTAGGATTAGATCTTGAAACTAAAGCCCATTCAGTACGTTTACGTTTCTTATTATATCTACGAACTAATTTTGCTTCCTTTTCCATCTTTGGTTTAACCTCGTAAACTCTTAAGAAAGGTGTTTCAAGTATATTATCGGAAACTTCAGGGTGTTCGTAAAAGAATTTTCCAAGTTCGTCTTTATACTGATCAGGGTCTACGTCAGGGTTTATAACGTTAGCAACGATTACTTTTGTACCGTCCTTAAGTTCACCGAAGATTCCTTTCGAATAAGAAGCTTTATCGTCGGGTTTACGACCGAGAGTTTGTTCGAGAGCACTGGTGTACGATACAGAAAGATCCTCGAACATTACAACTACCGGATCAGTTAACCGATTATCTTTATAAACTATCCAACGACCGACAGGAGTTATATCGTCTAATCTAATATCGCGAGTCATAGTTGTTAAAATTATTTGGTAGTTTTGGCGATTTCTTCAGCTTTTTTGGCTTGTAGTTCAGCTAATTCTTTTTGTAAATCAGCAATTTTTTCTTGTAATTCAGCTATCTGTTTTTGTTTCTCTTGAATATCTTCGTCTAGTCCGCCCTTTTTGCTGATTGGTCCGGTTTTACCCGGTCCTTTACCATGATATTTAGTAGGTTTCTCAAGAACTCGTTTAGGTAGTATATCTATAGCAGCTCTAGCTGCATATTCTTCCGACTCACCGCGTTCTAATGCAGATTCCCATATATGTTTGAATTGTCTACGTATTTTTCTTGGTACTTTTTTCTTCTTAAGGTAATCTAACCATTCTTCTAATGTTCTACCGGCCATCTTTTGGAGCGTAGCTTCTTTACGAATAACCACTTCTTCCGGAGTTAAAAATTGAGATGTTTCTATAGCACTGACAAGTCTTTCGAATTGTTCCGGCTCTTCCTTTGCAAATTTTATTAAACTGAGAACGGTGTATCCGATTACGTCTGGTAAAGTTACTTCAGGTATATTAGATTTCTTTTTGATTGGTCTGGTTTTACTCGGTCTTTTACTGCGGTTCTTAGTAGGTTTTTTCGGAACTTCTCTTGGTAATATATCTATAGCAGTTCTAGCGTATTCCTCTGACTCGTCTTTGTCGGCTATCTGTTGTGGTAACATTTTGTTGTCCAAACTAAACTGTTTTTGAAAAGGTTTTGCTTTTTCAAATTCTAGATAGTACTTACTAATATCGATCTTTTCGGCGGGTTGTAATTCGTCAATTTTGAACTCTCTTGCTTTTTGTATACCGCCGCTTTCACCTTCCGGTATATACTTTTTAGGAAGTTTGGTATCGGTAATTACTTTTACATCGCCCTCGTCCGGAAAACTCACCTTTTTATCAAAAATCAATTTCTCTTTAGTGCCGAGATCCATTACGTCCTCGAGTTTGAATCTGAACTCTTCTATAGCCATCTTTTTGGTAGGATACTGAAGATCACTTTTCATTTCCGGTTCTGATATATAATCTGATTTATTTGATTTAGGCGGTTTCGGATATTGTAACTTCTCGACTTCGCCCGGAGTTATATACTTTTCTGTGTCTATCTTTACTTTTGTTACGCTCATGTTTTAAACCTCCTTAGATAGGTTTCGTTACTTGATGAATTGGTCTCCATAGTTCAGGTTCATTCTTGTTTTTATTCGTATATTCATCGCCAGTTATATCGCCCCAGTCAAATTCTTCGGGTAAAAATTGTTCGATATAAATCTTTTCCTTTTCAGTTAGTGGTAACATCACTTTAACTTTTATTTTCTTACCTGATACTTTATATATCACCAACGGATCTTTGCGATAAAGTAACATAGCTTTCGACTTACCCGGAAATTGATCTACCAACTGATCTACAAAAGGGTCAACTTTTAACCCTTCTTGACCAGTTACAATAATAACACCTTCGCCGGTATCGCGATCAATACCGAAAATACCTTTTACATATTGAGCATCTAATAAAAATCGTCCTAGATGTTTTATAACAAGATCGCGGTGACTTACCGACGGATCTGTTTCTGTCAATAAAACCGGTTCTTTAGTTGGTAAAAGATCGTCGTAGTAAATTATCCAGTGACCAATATAATCCGAACCTTTCGTAAATTCGACTTGACCATGTCGTCTAATTATAGGTTCGGACAACTTCGGAATTTTTTTTGATTCGATAAAAACCGTTTTAATATTCTCGCCGTATCTTTCTTTGACTTTCTCAAGAGCGTTTCTCAAGTATGTCTCTTCGCCGAACCCGATCAAAATATCGCCAATCCTAGTAATGTACAAAGAAGGATCCCAAGGTACCGGAACATAGCTATCGTCGAATAGTTCGGAATACGTTACTTTAAGATCGTTTACGCTTATAACTTTTGGGATTCTTTTTTGATCTTTTTTGCTTAGTACCGCCATTACCGTTAACCGCTCTTGACCGTAAATTCATTTCGAATCGTGCTAAAAAACCATCTATTTCGTGCGCAATATGAATAATCAAAGTACGCAGTTCTAAGATAAAATTTGCTAAAAATCGTTTTATTTTTTTCATTACTAATGTTTTAGTATTAACAATTTTTATTTCAACTCTTCTTTTTGACCGATTTTCCATTGTTCTGACTTATCTTTGTAAAAATTAACCCGGTTACCAATTTTACAAGCTCTTCTTCGGATACCACACTAACCTTCTTATCGAAACAATGTGAAACAACTCGGATTAAGAAATGGATTGTCTCTTCGACAAAAGTTCGAATTTTTTGATCGATATCTAATGTTCGATCTATTTCTATGATAAACTCTTGATTTTGCTCAAAAAATTTGCCAAATTCTTTTAGTTTTTTTCGATGTTTTAACTCGCTAAATTTAACTGTAATTTTCATTTCTTTAACAAAGTAAATAAAATGTTGGCAAGTAAGCCCACAATTACTAGCGCAAATTCTATCGTCAAACGTCTCAAAAAATCAATGTTATTTTGTACTTGTTTGTTATAGCCGGCGCGTAGTTCTTTAATATCACAATCGTGGTTATTAGCGATAGCTTCGATTTCGGCGAGTCGTTCTCTCAACGATTCCACTTTTTCTAACCGTAAACTGACCTTTTCTAACTCAGCAATAAACCGTCCTTCGATAGAGTCTAATCTTTTTGACATCTCCTCAAGCTTAACAATAATGACCGGTACTTTTGACAAATTTTCGAAATCTTCTCTACGTTTTATTTCGAAATTACTCATCGATCAACTCCTTTCTCAATAAGTTACTTCACGAAAATGCCGTAGTTGTTGGCGTACAGATCGGCTATGTTTAAAATCATTGTACAACACAATCTCTTTGTTAGGTTCAAGTGTCGTTCCTTTCACGGTTACTATAACTGGTCTAGATGACGCGTTTCTTAGTCTCATTAAATTTACCTTTTACTTTAACCTATTTGCGATTTCTTGTAAAGTTTTAAAATGTCTTTCTTCGTCCCTAATTATACCTTCGATTTTAGATCTAATCTCGGGATCGTCGGTTTTATCTAAAAGTTTACGGTATTCAGAGATACCCTCCTCTTCTTCTTGTATAAGTTCGATAATGTCGTGTTTAAAAACGGACCGTCTTAACCATTTTGCACTAACTGACTTTTGAGGAACCATCTCGATGATAAAATATCTAAACTTTGCATTTTTGATCTCGTCTTTGGTAAATTCGCGAGCTACGTCTACTCTGAACTGAGGTACCGCAACGAATAGTTTAATGTCGGGTGTTAAAGTAACATTTGCTCTGTTAAACGGAATTTCTTTACCAAACTTCGCACTTAATAACTTGGCAGTCGCTTCGTGACCAACGTAACTTTCAAAATCATCTCCTAACTCACGGTTAAACGTTTCCTCGTTTACTTCTCTTATACGTAAATTTGCTTCTTCTGAGGCCGGTAACATACTAACGCTAAAAGTTGTGGTTATAACGTTTTTCATAAATTTACTCCTTACCTCCCTGTTACGTTAAAGATATCAAGTATGTTTAAGATTTGAGCCGTCATCTTACCACCCAAAGATAACGGAATTGGTATAGTACCAAATCCAGATCCCATCGGGGTATAGTTCCATTTGTAAGGCAAAATATACTTGTCTACAAAAGAGTTTATCATATCTATAGCCGTCTTAACTTTCGTTCCACGGTCTATAGATAAAGACAGACCGTTGTCAGAATACGATAAATCAGTAATTGCAACCGGAACGTACCTTTGTACGAAAGCGAACATAGCTGCCATCATCAAAACTAACGGTTCTAAGTCTGAAGGTAAATCGGCTATAGTAAAACTAGTCTGCGGCGGATATAAATTGAACGCTCTTAACCCAAGCCACAAGCCAGCCAAAATATCGTCGTCGGTTAACATAGCCGATAAAAACGGCGACAACATATTTCGTAATAAAGTACACAACCTGAGTTCTCTCGGAGACGGTCTTGTATACGCCAAATAATAAATCGTTTCCGAATAATCAGGTCTTACAAACCTAACCAAATAGTGGAACCCGTCTTTGGATGTAACCGGTACTTGAGCATCTTCGTACTCAGTTTGACTCAGCGGTATAGGATCAGTATTTAACTTAGTGTAGTCGCCGTCTTCGGATTGACTACGATATAAATTAACGCCGATATAAGGATCGGGTAACCCTTGTGATCTAGCCCGATCTATCTCTTCTTGTATTTCTGGAGGTATACGCCAATAAACAATAGTGTTAAAAGCCATGTTATTTGTTAATTACTTTAACCAAAATTGCGAATCCGTGTTCTGTTTCGACGCCACAAACTTTTTGCCAACGTTGTTTCTTAGGATTCCATGCCATTAGTTGTAGATGTTTTTCTTTCTCATCTTTCTCGGTTTCTGGCAAAACACCGTAAGGGTACACTTTAATATCTTGCTGAATTTTACCAACTTCTATTGTGAAAATATACTCTTTATTTGGGTCAAGTTCGTTCTCTTCGTGGTTAATCAAACATACTTCAGTGTTATCAGGAATCGTTAAAGCTTCGTCGGTTACTTCTTGTATAGAACTGGCTATCCTTGCTTTTAAAACTTTACCTTCGAGATAAATCTTGACGTTCTTCTGATCTTCGAGCGGTATGTTCTTTTTATCCCATAATAGTATTATGTTTTCTTTTGATCTTCTACATACTCTTGCGTTCAGCATACGTTTATCCTCCTTTCTCTTCGTCCTCAATCTCTTTTATTCGTTGTAATATCAAGTTTCGGCATACTATTCGTTTTTCGAGCAGCAAAATGTTACTAAGTAACGTTTTATCGTTGATATTTACTAAAAAATACTTCATAGAACTAACATTAGGAAGTGAAAACCACTTTTCTATAAGGTCTGCGTTTAATAATCTTAACTTTTTTTTTTGGACAGGAGTAGATAGTTCCTGCGTAGTTAGTTTTTCGAGTTCTTCCTTTAATTCTTTGAGATCTTGTTCAGCAGCTTCGTTAATAGACACCGCTTCTTTAACGACAGGATTTTCGCTAGACGTTGCTACAACAGCCACTTCGTTCGGATTTATGTCTTTGTTAGAAACGAACGGTATCTCGGGTGTTACAACCGGAGGTTGCTCAGTAATAATAGGAGACTCTTGTTCGATAGACGGTGTTATATAACCTGGGTCTTCGAAAATCTTAGGTTTCTCGGGTTCCGAAGGTGATAGAGCGGGAACCGTCTCTTCGATAACTGCATTTCTACTTGTGGTTTGTTGTGTAACTTCTTCGGCTTCTTCTTGAACGGTCAAAATTCCTTTATTGATAAGATCTTTAATCTTGGGATCGTTTTCCATCTCAGATGTAAACGGAATGCCGGTTTTCGGTATATAAAACTTGCCAATAATAAGACCGTTCCCTTTCGTATAGTAAATCTTTTTCATGCTCGACCTCCTTCTAGCTTAATAGTTTTACCTTTGACTTTTGTAGGTCTTTTGGCTTCAAGAGACGGATATAAAAGTTTAAGACGAAGACCTCTTCGTTGGACTTCTTCCCACGTAGGAACGTAATTTTCTAAAAAGACGAAATCGTTTAAAGCTTGTATCTCGTAAACGTTAGTACATTTGTCAAGAATAGACTGGATTTGATCAATCTTCTCTTGAGTCATAGCGGGTTCAAGATTGTGAGCTTTACAGTATTCGCGTTCTGCTTTGATACAGGCAAGAAGATTATCTAAAAAGACGTTTTTAAGATAATTTAACGCAGCAGTTCTGTATTCGAAATAGAGGAGCGGTATAAGGTTTGGAAATTTTACTTCGACAGTTTCTTTTTTGTTGTTTCTGTCGTTTTTCATCGCGTTACCTCTATTATAAAAATAGGCCCGCCAAGCCATGTTTCAGGCTATACCCCTTATCCAGGTTGATTTGTCGCGGGCCTCTTACTTGTCCGAGAGGGCCCTGCAATAATTTCTATCAGCCGCGCCAAAGCCGTGTTCCAGGCTGTCCGGCCATATTTCAGGCCAGTTACATCGTTAAACGGTTGTCGCGAGGCTATAACCTTTACTTAAGGTAAATTTTCTTAACCGTTTGACCTAATTTTTTCAAATAGCAGGGCCCTTGAGTTTAGTTTAACCCCTTATTCAGGGAACTTTATCCGACTATATTTAGTCTTGCAACACCGGCGGTATTATGAATACCCATGCCGATCTGTTCCCAAGCAACAATGTCAAATTGTTGCTGTGGAACGTTATCCCACACTTTAACTTCGACGGCTTTTCTTTCTGGTAAACGACCGAGTTTGTCTGGTGTTGTTACACAGTAGATGTAACCTTCTTCCAATTTGGTTGCAAGTATTAATCTTACTCCGTGTAACACACCAAATTGACCGGTTTCGATTATCACGTTTAGTGAAACTTGGTCCAAATCTTTTGCGTCCCAGCTAAGAATATCTTCATAATATGCAGGATTCATCAAATATACATAAGGAACAAGTTGCATTTTAGCAATGGTTGCATATAGTTTTGCGAAAGCGTTTCTTGCTAAAGGTCTTGTAACATCAATAGGAGTATTCGGGCTAACATCGGAAGCTTTCTTAACTAGTTTGAAAATTTCTAAGTCTTCTGCTATAGCCATTGCTATAGCAACACGTTCTTTTGCTCTGTCGAATACCGGGTATCTTCTGATCGTTATTTCTTCCCATTTCACAGTTTCGTTAACTGAAATTGGGAAAGTTGGAAATTCAACCCTTTTTACGTTTGTTTCAACGATTGGTGCTGTACCTCTTGCTGCAATTTTTACAGCACCGTACTCAGGAATATCGAGATCGTATACTGGAATCTCGCCTTGAGGAAGTTCGTCAACAAGTAACAGTTTTCTACCGACTGCAACATAGTCTAAACGGTTCTTTAAAGGTGTTTGCATTACAAAAGCTACTCTTTTTGCCCAGTTCGGAGAAGCAAGTAATTTTGCCCATGCTTGCTCTGCTATTTCTGGGTTTATAGGAACTGTTTCAGAAGCTGCCTTTTTTACGAAAGGTGTACCTGACCAAACTTGTTCGAAATTTGCTGGCATTTTTGTCTACCTCCGGTTAAATGGTCGTCTTCATATCAGGTTCGAGTTGTTAATATCGGGTTCTTTATTTCAAAAGTATCAAACATCTTGGATCATCTGCTGTCGGTTTTCTCAATAAATAACCGACGAATGTGTTGTTATTTGAATCGTCTGATACGGTTGTCAAGGTTCCGTTTGTTAAGTTAACGTATACTTTTGCCATTAACGGAGCTGTTAAGAAATCGTTCTCGTAGTTAGCTACGACAATCTCGGAACCGTCTGCTGCTGTGAAATAGTTAGGTGAAATTTCAACAAGTCCTGATACCACAACTGTTACTAGGCCGGAACCGTACATACCGTAGTCGTTTGAAACTTCGTTAACATATTGGTTTTTGTGTACTCTTACTAAACCGAGTACTTCGGTGTTTGAAGTTACGGGAACAACTTCGCCGTTTGCGTTCAATGTTACAGGTCTGCCCGCATATAACACAGCGTCTGATGCTGGAGGAAGTGAAAGTGATATATATACTGGGTGTTTTACTTCAATACCTATTTTACGGCCCCAACTTGTAAATGTTAATGCGTTTGCCATTTCTGTCTACCTCCGCTTATTTTTCTAATGATTTCTGTGCAATTTCGATTATATCGAGTTCAGTATCTTCGTTAGAGATAAAGATTTGAGGAATTGAAGCTTCTTTTTTCACTGGTTTTTCTGGTTTCGCAGGTGTTCCCTTACCAGGTTCTGGTAACTCTATAACCGGCAATTTTTCTAAAGATTTCTCTGCGATACCTTCTGTAGCTTTCTCAATTGGTTTCACCGAGATAATATCTATTATCTGACCGATAATGTTCAATTGTGGTAAAGCAAATTTGTTCAAAAGTTCTGTTAGTTTTGTTTTTTGCTCATCTTCTAATTCGGTCATTCCTGATATTTTATCGATAAGGCTTTCGATAACTGCTGCCTTATCTTTCTTCTCGGTCTTTTCTTTAAGTTCTGAAAGTTCCTTTTCAGCTTTTTCACGTTTTTCTTTCTCTTCCTCTAAAGCTCTCTTCAACAACTCGATTTTTGTCTTAATTATCTGATCCTCCGAAGTCGAAGATTGAATGTTTATGGTCTGAGTTGGTTCGCCAACTCCTTTACCCGGCAATCTACCAAAATATTGTTTGATTTTAACGGAAGGACCGGTTTCAAGTTTTTCGGCGCTTTCTTTAACTTCTTCAGAACTTATAGAAACGACAGGCCCTTCTGAAGGCTTTGGTATCTTTATAGAAGGAATTTCCTCTTCGTTAAAAGACCAATCTGCTTCTTTAACAAATTTTTGATTCTCCAAATAAGCTCTTTTTGCTAAAGTAGGTAAAACTTCTTCTTTCAACTTGTCGAAAGATCCTTTAGCCATTTTTGTAACTTGTTCAATAACATCTTTAGGCTCAACGACGGTAGGATCGTCTCTTTTGATACGTTCTTGTACTGATAAAGGTATAATATCACTGGCACGTACTTTTATAGCTTTATTCCCTTCAGAGAAAATGAAATAACTGTTCTCAAAAGTGTCTCCTCTTACATATGTACCTTGCATCTTTTTACCTCCCAATGATGCTGATGTTGTTTTTTCTGGTTTCAACTTTTGAGCCTTTTCAAATAAAAACTTTTCTTTACTTTTTCGAGGCAAAATTCCGAAATCTTCAGGAACCGGAATAGACCCGATTTTTTGATCGTTTACGTATACTTCGTAAGAAGTACCTTTCAGTTTAAATACATATGGTTCTGCTATAATTCTTTCGGGATACTCCTTTAGTTTAATTTTTTCGGGAGATTCGAGTAATTTTTTAATAGATTTGGTTTGATCAGTATCCTCGACCTTACGAGATTCTTTCTTTACAGGTCCTTGTTCGATAACTTCGGGTATAACATCTTTAGCTTCCTCTTCGACCTTTTTAGCTTTCTCGCTTTCTTCAACTTTCGCAGTCTCTTCCTCGGCTTTAGGCGCTACTTTCTCTTCGAGCACTTCAGGAAGTTCTTTCTTCTTCTCTTCAACCTTTTCTTTGACGGTTACTTCGATCTTAGGTGAAACTGTTTCGTCGATTTTTTGTAAAATCGGATCGATAACTTTGCGCACGTGTTCATCAACAATTTGCTTTACGCGGTTCTCTATTTTTGTCTCTATTGTCTTGTCAATAAGTTCGTCAATAGTTGTAGGCTTAGCAGGACCGGGATTTGCTTGTTTTAACATTGCCTCTTTTACCATAGCGTATTTCCTAAGATGTTCGATTAACCTCGGATTTTGAACGTCGTAGCTGGCAAATATCTGGAATATATAGGCGGTTGGGTCGGCTGGAACGTCTACGATAGAATCTTCTATAAACGTTAAACCGCGGTTAATTTCGTAAACTCTTCTGCCGTTAATAACACGACCTTTAATATAATCGGGTGATTTTGGATTCATGTGTTTACACAAGTCCTCTGGGGATCTAGCAACGCTGCCGCAAACTGAACATATACATTCTTGGACAATCACGGACATCGAGGTCGTTCTCAACTGACCAGACATAATACGGTTTAACAAACCCGGCCGTTTTTTCTCAACCTCCTCTTTATCTATAGCGGCTAAAATTTGTACGTATTTATCGTCAGGAAATTTGTGATAGACGGCGTCTAAAATAATACCGAAAGCTTTGTCGGGACTGTCCGAATCGTGGTTATAATAAACGCCTTTGCCGATAAAAGTATGGTAAGATTTTTCGATCTCAGCGTCTTCAAAGAAATCTCCGTTGTAATTTGACACGTCTGCAGTAATAGCTCTTGCGCGGTAGTATAGAAAATGCTCGGGATCCCACTCGAACTCAAAGCTGTTGTAAGGTAAAGTACCCGCTCTTACAAAATTATGCCAACTATGTTTCAAAGATTCAATTTGATTTCCGGTGTAAAAGCTTCCTATCGCTGTTGCTCTCTTTATGAACGCCATTGTTTTGATCCGTCAGAGAAGAAGATTCTTTCTTTTGTTTTTCGCAAATACATTCTTCTTTCGGTTTTTTACATACAGGACAAATATCAATTTGTTGTAAATCGACGGGAACTCCGTGTTTTATAAACGGCATAAGTTTGCCTCGCTAGATACGTTCTTATTGCATAAAATTAAAGTATACCTGTTTAGTATAGCTCGCTTGGTTTAGTTCCGATTATCGGTCCGTTGGTGTAATCGTAATATCGAATATCGGTTCTGATTCCGTAGTACGGAGGTTGATTCATATACGGAGCATCGTAAACAGTAGGATAATCTTTAACGTACGGATGGAACCGTGTAGGCGATTCTCTATAATCAATGATATCTTTTAATCTGACAGGAACAAACTTAATCTTGACAGGAATTCTCTTCTTAAAACTGCTCGAAAGATAACGTGATATTGCGGGAATAAGGATGTTACCGACTTTATAAGTAGGAATTTTCATTATTTAGCTTCTGTACCCGGACTTGGTTTAGTTTCGGCCGGGATCTCGGGTTTCGTTTCAGATTTCTCAACACCGACCGGTTTAGTTTCGGTACCTTTCTCGAGAGGTTCTGCTCTCGGAGGTATAGCCATCTTACCGGTCGGAGTAGGAATATATGGCGGAGCTTTCAATTCTTCCAATATCGATGGTCTTCCTGGTTTCGTGACGCGCTCACCTTCTTCCGCGCCTTTCTTAACAGCTTCGGGAACAGGTACTCCTTTGATAACTTCGTTTAGAACGCCCTTGTCTTTAGCTTTTTCTCTAATCGCTTCCCTATAAACCGGATCGAATACTGTAGATTGTTCTTTCTCAAGATCTTTCTTAACCTGGTCATAATCGAGGTTAAATACTTCACATATAAGTTTGAACGGTACTTCTTGTTTATCACGAAGTCTCATTAACAACTCGCGTTCAGCTTGTTCGTTGAGTAAATTACGTTGTTTCCATTTAAAGACAGGAAGAATTAAATTACCGTCTTTATCTTTGTATCCTCTGGCAACAGCTATCGGTCTAAAGACTTTGTTAAGAACAACATTTTCAACTCTCTTTCTAAAAGCGAGGTATCGCATCATAACGAGACGAGTACTAACCGTAGCTGATGCGTATGGAGAAACTGATCCTTTCAGAAATTCGTCGCTCGCCATCAAACCGACTAAAATACGTTTGTAAACAAATTCTAACAAGTTAATCGGATTTTCGAATTTACCGACCGGCGTTGGAAAATCGATATTTACAAACGGATGAGTAACAATAGTAAATGAAGGATCGCTTTGAGCTTGCATTAATAATCGTCTGATTTCTTCGATTTGTTTTTTACTCGGAATTATACCTTTACCGGCGTCACCAACTTTTACTAACTTAATCGGAAACATGCTTGTATCTATATACGTAAATAACAATAATAATAACTTTTCCTCGAGTAACAAATATTTTAGGACGCGGGTTACTAAAGAACTGCCTCTCGCTATATACGCGGCCGGTCTTCTTGACAAAACTATTAAGTTGGCATTATTTAAAATGTACGGTTTACCTTTGAGTATTGCTTCTTTGAGATCGTCCGGTATCAGCTGCGCTATAGCTCGATCTGTAGCTTTGGAGGAAGTCAAGATCCTTCTCAACTCTTCATCTGGTTTTAAAGCGTATACGACGCCGGGTCCGACGTACGTTTTAAACACTTCGATATTTTCGGGAGGATATTGTACGAAACTTTTCCAGGTTAATTCGGTATCATCCCAATCGCCATACCCTATCGCCTCACCGATCAAAAAATAATCGCGACCTAACTGCATCAAAAACTCATGTAAAGAGACACGTTCTTTGAAATCATTGTATTCCTTTTCTATTACTGGGTCTGGACAGCTTAATTCAAAATCGCACAAACTGAATTCGACGTGAGTATCAATAACAGATCCTACGATAGGGTGGTAGTTATAATAATGACGAAGACGACGGTTCAGTTCACGAATATTTTCCTTCGGGAATAATACAAGGACAGGGTCAAATAAAGGGTCAATGTAGGTTAAAGGAAGGCGCATCGTATCAGACCCGGTTCCCCAAACATCTCCGGCCGCGGCTTTCTTCTCGAAAGAAGCTTTCTTAAGGAGAGTGGCGTCTTTTATAGTTTCGCCGTCAGGAACAAAGTTAATATGAACGCCGGCTGAAGATGGCAACTTTTTCTTTCCTTCAGATTGATTTTCAGGTACGTTTTTCTCAGTCATGTTCGCCTCCTATTCATTACACATTAAAATACTGGTTTAAACCTTCTAAGTTTAAACCATATAGTTTACCGTCCTCGCCTTTAAAAGTACCTCTTGTTTCCAATGTGTTATCTTCAGGGTTATGTACAAATATCGTTAACCCTTTCTTAGAAATTCCGTCTCTAGTAAAAACAAGTACAACTGCAAAATAAGCTGGTACTTCGAACGTTGTTTTAGAAATTTCGACACCTTCAACGGATGGTTGCGCCTCAAAGACTTCGCCTTTTTGTGATCTATACATTAGATCTTTTACTTGAACAGTATAACCGGGAATATTTAAAGATTCGACATAATCAAAAATAGTTCTGACTGCGTCTACAACGTTCGGAGCAACTTCTTCAGTAGATTCTTCAAAAAATTCGGCGGGTGTTTTCTCGTCTACAAATTCTTCTTTTTCGGTCAGTTCGGTAACTACGTCTTTACTAGGTTGCTTTGTGTCTTGATTTTGAGCCGTTTTTATGCCCATCGGCATATCTTCCGGCGAATGAATGTTCTTACGAGATATTAAGTCTTTTTCCGTTAAAATACGATCAAACGTGTACAACTTTTTGACCTTACCTTCAAGTTCTTTTAAAGCAGATTCTAATGTGTAATGTTCACTAACAATTTCGCGGTCGACACCTTTTTGACCAAAGATACAATATTTATCAATCCATGGCATTATGAAATAATACTCGTACTTACTATCCTTAGATTCGCCCCATCCGTAATTTATACCGGGAATTGTTGGAGGTGTATCTAGATACGGCTGCGCATCTAAATAAATGTCTGGTTCAACTCCAGTCAGTTTTTTGAAAACCCTACGAATTTTGTTTAAATTATACCCGAGACTGACTAGAAAGTTTTCGATGTATTTATAACTGTACTTACCTTCGGCGATAAGATCGCGCATGTTTTGTTCGAGTTCTAACATTTCTTGCTGAGTAGAAGAACCACTATAAGGTACTTTTTGAAGAATACGAGAAATGTCCCAAGTAAAACCACTTTCTTTCTTAATATGTTGTTTTAAGGCGGGATCGCTTTCGTAATCAAAATAAATGTCGTCTTCTCCTAAGTCGGTCCATTTTAACGGTTTTGTCATTGTTAGATACACCTCCGTCAATAGAAGTCATTCTCCTGGTAAAAACAAAGTCTTTTCAGGTACAACAATTCTATTACCGTCAAGTTCAATTTCGTACATTCCGTCTTCCATAACTTTGGCTATTTTAACTTTACAAACGTTTATACCGCCGTCGTAATAAACTTCGTCTCCTTCATCATATTTAGAATAAAAACCTTGTTTTTGAACTTTCTCGATAACCCTCTTTATCTTTCTACTTTTTTTGTCTAATTGCCAAGATGAACCTGCTTTATCGAATTGAGACGGATCTACAAATCTCATCTCAAATACCTCCGATCAAAATTCTTCGCGAATAACCGAGGGTTTCTTTTCAATAGTTCCTTTTCCGAAGTACGGTTCTAAGTTGGTTGTGTGTGAAGAAACTCCGGGACCTGTTCCCTGAGTATGTTCTTGTGGTACAAACTCTTCGTCAAGTACACCAGGACTTGCTGGTAAACCAATACCGGGTTCACGACGCCAAGTCATAGACCCCCAAGGAAATCTTCTAGGATCAAATCGCCAATATTGTTTTGGTATACGAAATCTTATTGGGAAATAAGGACACAATCTTGGATCTTTTAAACGAAGACATAGTCTTTGACCAAAATCTCGTACTGATTGACCTTTCATTTTTGAATTATAAAACCTCCTTGTTCTACCGGCATAAAATCTGGCGATGCGTCTATAGAAATCCATCCGGATTCGCTTCTAGATACTATTTTTTGATCGCGTAACATTCGTAAAGCGCAACATAACGAATCAACACGATCTTTAGAATACTGCGGTAAATGATCGACTTTACTTCCCTTAAGAATTACTAACCGTTTAAGCTCTTCGAGAAATAAAGAATCGGGAATTAATGAGATCTTTTTCTGATAAATTTGCTCCTTTAAAAACGTATAATCTTGAAAGTTTAGTGTTATATCATAAGAAATTATACCGCTTGATGCAAGTTTCTGGGTTAACCATACAGAATTCCATCGGTCCGCGATAACGGCAACTATACGAATCTTTTTTGACAATTCAAATATTATTTCTGCAACGTTCTCAAAATCAACAACCTCTTCTTTAGAATAGTCGGGAGTCCACGTCAAAAGGAGATCATGTACGTAATACGGGTTATTGTTACGTAGTTCGCAATGTACTACGGAAATACACGCCGAATCGGCTTTGTGCCCAAGATCAACACCAACAACGTGCGGATGAGGACATTCTCTTACGGAACTAACAAGACGTTTTTTGACGCGAGATCCTTCTACATAATCTTCAAACAATGCAAGAGGAACAGAGTTGGCACATTCGTCAACTCTGTTAGGTAGTTCAATGAAAGGACTTTCAACTTCGGTAGGTTGACACATGTAACAAGTCATCGATCCAAAAGGATCTCTCTCGAAGTCTTCTTTAAACTCGATAGGTATAAGATGATCCTTAAACCTGAAATACGTTCCTGAAAAACAGGAAGGCGGTTTTACGTCCCAAGTAGCAGCTTTATCTGTATAAACGTGTAAATCGTCTAAGTACTTTTTGAATAGTTTAATAGAAAACGATTCTTTAGATCTTGGGTATGTAATAACGAACCCTTTATGACGATTTCCGAATCTTGAAACAGCTGATGTACGTAACAAACGATATAATTGTTCGGCAACATCTTCCTTCTCGGTTCTCATACCGTCGGCTTCATCAAGAACCCAGACTAAAACGTTACGCCCTTCCAGGCTGGCTAAGTTTGTGTGCCCGCTGAAGAGACGTATGTTCTTAGGAAAAATAACGATGTTTTTCTGTATGCTAACAGTATCGCTCTTGATAACCGGAGGTATATTTGACGAAATAACAACTTTATATTTTTGACGTAACCAGGGCCAGTTTTGGATCCTTCTTTTTAACATTTCAAAGAAGATTTGTGTAGCTTGTTCGCGGCTCGCCGCCACATTTATTATATCTATAGTATCGATATTAGAAAGACCAAAAGTTTCGGCGGGTGATTCTAAACATAACAACCAATAAATGAAGTAGCAAAAAAGCATTGAAATAATAGTGTCCTTGCCCGACCCTTTGCCCCATACAACTACAGCTAGATTCCTATTGTTGTCGAATACGCGAGTTACATCGTTACCGCACATAAATTCTACGAGGCGTAGCTGGCGAGCCGAAATTGCACGAAAATCCATGTGAGAAGGCGATAAAATAAAATCTTTTGCTGTAAGAGGAATTTCTTCAAAATGACTCAATTTGATCATAACTCGTTTTTGAGAAATTCGTTAAATAATTGAATAAATAGGTTTTTGTAGATAAGATCGTTTATAGAAGAATCTTTATGTAATAATTCTTCGATTGCATAAGGATTATTTTCGAGGTCCAAAGAAGCAAGTTTATTTATATAATGGTCAACGTACTTCCAGAAAACGTAGTCGTTGTATTTTTGACGAGCAAATTCGGCAAGTTTTTTCAATTCTCCTTTCTTAGTAGGCCATTTTTTACGAAGTTTCTCGATCGAACGAGATATCTCCTCGGGAGAAAGAGGACGATATTTCTCGGGCGCTTTCTTAACCCGCTCAATAAGTTCCTTTTCTGATTCTAAAGTTTGTTCAACAGTACTAATCTTTTCTTCGTTCTCTTTGAGGATCTGTTCTGCTTTATTGTATAATACACTGAGAGGATTAAAGTCTACAAAAATAGGTTTGAAAGTGGGTCCTTTAACTTCTTTTCCCGTATACATCGTAAAAGAAGTTCTGAGAATTTTGAGAACGGTTTCGTCTTTGTAAAGTTTATCCATAAAATTTACTAAAATATAGGCAGCTCCTATTTTTGTAGAATCGTCAGATAATAACCTATCGAATTCGTTAACAACTCGTTTTACCGCTTCAGACACTTTTTCACGCAACACTTCGATATTCTTCCATTCGGTCGGATAAAACGGAACAAGTCCTTCGAATTCGTACCTCAACTCTTCTCGCTCTTTAGCGATACTAGCGATCGCGTCTAGAAATTGAAAAATCGAATCTCTTAAGTTTACGAGAGCATCTCGTAAACTGGACGATTCTGCTCCTAATAAAGCTAAAGCTTGAGCTATCGTTTCTTTAAACACCTCTGAGACCGCGAGACGTTCTTTAGCCCGTATAGTTTGGAAAAAACCGATTTCTGTAGGCTCTATAATAGCTTCGGGTTGTTCCTTTTCGGGAGCTTTTATAGGCAATTCGAGTTCTTTGCCCTCTTCGGTTGTATAAGTAAGCGGTACGGTAAGAAATTTATCGGACAGTTTCTTAAAAACAACCATGGTATACCTCCGAGAAAAGTTGTTTTTATTGAAACAAAGATTATACCTCAAAAATAAAGTTATTCCTTTTTGGATCGTACGATACTTATCGCCCTTAAAAATGTATATACCCAATTGTAAGTTTCGGGAGCCGCGGTCTTTAACCTCCTTAAAGCGCAGCTACAAATGAGAGAAATGTTAAATACGGTACAGTTCCTTTCGGCAGCGATGCGGGCAAACCTGGTTCCGGCTAAAGCTTTACAAAGAACATCGTAAGCGTTCTGAGTACAAACAGATCTGATAACTTCCAAATGTTTTTCGGCATCTTTCAACAAATTTTTGATCGCGACGATTTTAGTACGACATCTTCTAAGTATGTTACTGACGGTAGGCTGTGACATGTTAACATAATAACCTATCTCGGCTTGAGTCCTACCATGTTGTAGATAAAGAGGATAATGTTCGAAAACTTTCTTTTCGCGTTTCGTAAAATAACATGTTCTACAAACTTCGATGATCGCGTAATCTGAAAAATCGAAACTTTTAAGGAAAGTTAGTATATCGCGTATGGTCTTAAATTTGCTCATAACCGCTCAGAATCCTCGGGTTTAAGTGGGCATAATTGTTTCAACATCAATATTTTATATTCTTTGTACTTAAATGTGTATACTTTTTTTGACGCCGAAATAAGTTTGATTTTCGGTAAATGAAATATGGTAAAGCTGTCGGGGTACCATTCACCTTTAACAAGATCGTTTTTCTCGCCGTAAGATTCAATATCTTTCTCATCGACCGAATCAATAACGGTTAAAGCAATCCCAAGACGTTTCAAATAACGTAATACGTCTTCCTCGACTATATAATATTCGTCGTATACAACTTTGATAGCGTATGATGTTAAATCGTAATTACTGTGTATTAGATAGTATTTCATACAGCTTATCCTTTCCGAAAGTTTTAACGTAGGTGTCGGGATCGTACCCTTGAGGTAAGTAAACGGTCTTGCATACAAAACCGAACTCTTTCAACTTAAAAGTAATTTCGGTACTTTTTGTACGACCTATAGGATCACCGTCAAGTAATACGAAACATTTATCAGTAAATCGGCGTAAAAGGCACATTTGGAATGGATTAATATTCGTACCTAACAAAGCACATACGTTAAAAATACCGTGAGAAAGCAAAACGAAAACGTCGAAAGGTCCTTCTACCAAAATAGCACCGTACTTGTAAATGAAAGGAAATGTTCTATGTAACCCGAACAGTAAATCCTTTCTGAAAGGTAACGAATCGTACTTGGACGAATCGTTTTTAGATTTCCTGAGATAAAAGGATACGATCCTACCGTAAAGATCCTTAATAGGAAATATGAGCCCGGTAGATCCTACAAATTTGCCAGGAATATCGTAGTTAAAATATCCAACAACATGATCATTAATAAGTAAACCTATCTCGAACATCTTAGCAATTTTGTCGGAAATACCCTTACTTGACAATATTTCTAAAAACTTCGATGTTTCTCTTTGCAAGTTTAAGTTGTTCATAGCTCAATTTAAGATCGAAGAACGATATCGGTCTAACTTCTTTGACGGACTTATCTGTTAACTCTTTACCGTAAACAGCAAAAACAATAGGAAACGATGTGTCGATAGATTCGATAGCTAAATACTTTTTATACTCGTATAAATAACAGATGCGATGTAATCCAAGTAAATGTATCTTTTTATCGGGAGATGCGTTTATAATAGATTGTACTTTTTTGAGTCTAACGTCTTCAAAATCGATCGATTCGCCGGGTACATAAAAAGAAACGCCTACAATATCGTAAGGAAATTCTCTCATTTTATAATAACACATTAAATACTCGGAGTAGTTTATGCCTTGAGGAACAATCATTGTTTTTACGTTTTTAAGATTAGGTCGTTGCGTAAATTCTTTATAAAATTCTTCTGTCATTTTCAAAGTCTCTTCGGCGTTACCTAGAACGTCAGGAACAACTATAACATCGGCTTTGATTTCTTCGGCAATGTCACATAATTTTTTTACCGATATTGATTTACCAAGTTCGTAAGCAGAGTTGTCCAGAATTTTAAATTTGGAACTCGACATAACGTAATTTTTGTATATTTCGTTTTCGCATAAATGACTAAGTATAAAAAGATAATCTTGATACTCGTCAAAATCGTAAAGATGATTCAGAGGAACTTCGAATGACATTTTCATAACACGCCTCCTTATAACAGTAATAATAATTGGTCGTTATCGATAAAACTTTTGACCGTAGATATAACTTTGTCATGAACATCTTTATAACTTATATTGAGATTGTAATTCTTTATGAGAACTTCCCAATTTATCTCGGTATCGTACTTAACCGGATCTACTAAACCAGCTTGAGCAAAAGCTAAAATACGTTCTTGACTAGTTGGATTTGAACTGTCCGCAATTCTATTTTCTTCGTCTACAACTGCGTAAGATGACCATGTCTTCGAGTAATCGACGCCTAAACCAGTACCGAGTACAACAATCTCGCCTTTCTTAAGGTTAATAAAAGGAGCGATGACTTTTATCTTGTTTCTACGGTTAAGTTCTGTAACATTGTTAATAGCTTCGACATATTCTGGAGTACAATCCCAGTAACCGTAAATATCACGTTGTTGAGCACCATAATAAACGACGTCACATTTGTTAGCTTCGGCGTAAGCTAAACAGATACTTAACAAAATGGTATTCCTAAAAGGTACGTATGTAATAGGTTGATCTTCGTTACCCTTGATCTCTTCTAAAGTAGGTACCTTTACATCGTTGCTAACTAGAGCGGTGCTTTTACCAAGCAAGTCTTTCATAAAAGAAATATCGACTACCTTATGATCGTAAACTTTTACACCGATCGATTCACCGATTTTCTTAAGTTCGTTTACTTGATACTTAGCCATCTCTAGCTCTATCTTGTGTTTCTGACCGTAGTAAAATGATATCGGATATATATCGTTCTTGAGAACTTTAACGACAAAATGTGCTAAAGTTGTTGAATCTAAACCGCCTGATATTGAGACTACTGCTTTCATATTTATTACCTCCTTTTCGTAGAATTATTAAACTTTCAGATTAGGTTCGTCGTTGAACCGTTTTCCGTCATCCTTTGATGATATACCGGATCAACATTGTAATGAGAGCGACAATGCTCAAAATAAAAAACATGTAACCGATTATTATCGATATAAATCCGGGTATAACCATATACGCTTTCGAATTAAGAATATTACCGTTTTTATCGATGTTGTTTGCGCCGGTTACGACCAAAAATAATCCGAAACAATATAACCCGATAGAAATTAACAGCCATAACCACCAACGCGTTACTACAAATATTATTACGCTCATCTTTTGTTTCTCCTTTCTAGTTCTTTTTCGATTTCTTTCTTTAAAAACTTTAAAAATTCTGTTCTTTGGTTCTTGAAAAACTCTTTAAAGAATATAAGATCGTTTCTGATAATTTTCTCGCCAACAACTTCTTTCATCCTGACAGCTTGCATTAAAACCCAACCTACAAGGTCAACTAATTCTTCTTCCCATTCGCGAGACATGTCGTTCAACAAATACGCGTCTTTGTATTTTTGACTACTTTTCTCGACTTTTTCAACGACTTTTTGTAGTAAATCTTTGAAAATTTTCTTGTTGTACATAAGTTTCCTCCTTGTCGCGAATTTTCCAACCAAATAAAAGTTTAGCGATAACTTTTTGGAGTTTATTGTACTTGCGAGGACTGTATAGTTTAAACCCGTCGATATACATCACTGATTTGATATTATCGCCGAAGTATCTACCTATAGGAAATTTCTGAACGATTCTTCTTTTCATAAACGCCTCCTTATACAAAACCGTGTTCGCTTCGATACCATTTACTGCCACGTTTGACTCTTCCGATATAAGCGATAGCGTTGTGTTTGTGTATAGATTCGAAACTCTCTACTTTGACACGGAACCACTTTACATGCTTCAGCTTTATAACTTTATCGGCGATTCGACGAGCAAGACCTTCTACAAAAACAGGATTGTCGTACGCGTGTTCCGTAACGTATTTTTCATCAGGTCTCTTAAGAATAACGTAAACGGGAGAGCTGGCGGACTTCTCAACAATATTTATTAATGTTTCAAAATATACCCCTGGTAACTTGTCGACTTCTACTTGTAAAGTAACCTCGGCACGTTGGTTATGAGCGCCTTTACCTATTTGTTTTTCGTGATCAATCATACAAAGTGACCTTGAACACGGACATACTGTTTGAACAGGTACCTTAACTTGAACAAAATATCTAAAAGGGGGATATATGATTGATACGGCACTATCATACAACATGATGGCTTTCTTTCGTGTCACGGGAGATACAGACATCTTCGCAAAAGGAAATTCTAGCTTCAAATAAATATCTTTAAGCTTAAGCCTACGATACAATCTTTTAGCAATTCCTTTAAAAGAACTAACAGTCAGAAACTTACCTACATGTTCGAACAAAACCTCAGGTAACCTTGACATGTCAACTCCTTTACGAATTTTGGGTAACCGAGCGTAAGCATCTACTTTAGCAATAACATGACGAATACCGACAACATCGTTTGTACCGGGTTTATAAATTATCGATATGGGTACTTCTAGGTTAGTAATACCGGCTTTATCAACGTCCATCTTTATAATATCAGGTAAATGTTGTTCATCTACTAAACCCTTTTGATCTTTCATACTCCGCAGCCTCCTTCAATTTTTCCCTAAGTTGGGAAGGATCTGTTATCTGAACACATGATCCTAAACGGTAACCTACTTCGCAATCAAAAGGAATATCGGTAAAAAACCCTTTTATCCTTGCTCCTAAAATACGAAACATAATTTGTAAAATCTCTTCCCCCTTATCTTCGGGTATCTCGTACGTTAACGAATCGTGTACAGTAAGAACGAGACAGCAACCTAAATGTTTGGTCTGTTCATAAACTAGAGACCCTTTATACATTGTGTAATCCGCTACAGTACTTTGTGGTAAAAAGTTAAGGGCTTGTCGTTCCTCGGCAGATCTTACCTCGAAGTCAGATGAGTTAATACCTGGGAATCGTCTGACCCGGCCAAAAAAATTCTGTAAATAACCCTGCTGTCTCGCCAGCTCAACAACTTCTTTATAAAATTGTTTTGATTTCGGAAAACTGTTAAAAAACGAATCTATAATTTTCTGAGCTTCTTCAACAGGCATCTTATGCTCTTCAGCTATAGATTTTGCGCGTCTTCCATACAGTAGTCCGTAAACAACAAATTTAGCGAGTCTTCGCCTTTCGTCGTCGACCTCTTCAATCGGAATCTTGAAAACTAATGACGCAATAGTCTTTAGGGGATCGAATCCGCTTTCGAATGCCTCTCTGAGTTTATCATCTTTAGCGTAGTGACAAAAAGCTCGTAATTCGGCTTGTTTAAAATCGATATGGGCAAAAAAGTAACCGTTTTCAGCAATAAATATATCTTGCACTTCTTCCTCTCGAGGAATATTCTGAAGGTTCGGATTACGTGAGCTAAGTCTACCTGTGCGTGTCCCTGTCAACGAATAATCAGTATGTAATCTGTTGTTACTGTCGCATAATTCGATAAAGTTAACAAAATACGTACTCAACAATTTCTTCTTTTTACGATAATCCAATATAAGATTTACAATAGAGTGATAATTCCTCAAATTTTCGAGAGTAAAAGTGTCGGTAGCCGGATTACCTTTTTCAGTTTTGTAAATAACGGGTAATTTGAGTTTTTGGTATAATATACGAGATAAATCTCTTGTAGAATTGATGTTAAAAGTTTCGCCGGCTTCTTCGTAAACCCGTTTTTCTATATCTACAAGATCTTGATTGAATTTATCGGTCAGTCTTTTCACATAATCAATATCTACTTTGATGCCTTTAACGCGGGTATCTACTAACATGTATATAGTAGGTATGTTTAGTTTTAAATGTAGTTTTTCAAGATTGTCAGGTAATAATTCGATAAGTTTTTGGTACAGAAGATAAGTTGCGTGAGCGTCAGCACAATTATATTTGAGAACAATTGTAGTATCGACACCGCCAGGACGATCTTCGTCGGCTAACGCCGTATAATCGCTTTCGTAACCACCTTTACCAAGATATTTCCATACGATACTCTTTAAACCGTACCTTTGAGCATTTTCATCTAACAAGTAAGCCATAACAAGAGTATCCCCGCACAAATTTTTACATTCCACACCTAGCTCCTTCTTGAGAAAAGTTAAATCGAATAGCGCGTTATGAAAAACTTTGGCAGATTCGTTTGCAAATACTTCCTTCAACTTATTAACAATCGCGTTAAGATCTTGATCTGACCAATACATCGAACCGTCAGGTTTCCTGAACGGAAAACCGAATGTTAGATCGCCCGAAGAAAAAGCTATCGTGAAAATTACGGAATCGAAAGTAATATCTGACGTTTCAATATCGCAACACCATAAAGGTTTCGTGTTTAATAAGTCGAGGTGTTTCAAAATTTCGTCTTTATCGAAAAGTAATTTATATTCTTCGAAGGACCAGTCGTAAGGATCCTTATCTAACCAGTTTACGACTTTCTCTAACGTCTGCTCAACAATTTTTATCTTGGACGGATCTCTTAAAAGAGCTGCCGGATGATAAGTAGGTATATAAATTCGACCATTTTGTTTAAAAGGTACTCCTTCTGAATTTTGTAAATTATACCGGGTGCCTAAGAACTTTTTAATAGCGGTGTTACCGAGCAACAGAACTAATTTGGCTTTGACTTTATCGAGTTCACGGTTAAGACGAGCTTCGCAACATTTGATCGCGTCTGACGAAGGAGAAACGTTGTTACCTTTATCATCAGTGGGTCTACAAGCTACAACATTCGTAATAAAACATTCGTCCCTATTGATACCTGCTTTACTTAACAGACCGTCTAATAATTGACCAGATCTTCCTACAAACGGCATACCTTGCTTTTCTTCTTGTTCTCCGGGCGCTTCTCCAACAATTATCAATTTTGCGTTATAAGGTCCGTGTCCAAATACAGGTTTCTTACCTTTTAACGGACATTTTTGGCAGATGATATTGATCTCTTCCATTTTCTAACAATCTCCTTTACTTCTTTTATAAAACCTTCGTATCTATATAAAAAGGCGGCTCCGTCTAGTTTTTCGTTCTTTAAAACTATGTACCATAACTTGAAACTAGGATGGTGCAACAAATATTTCATTAACCGACGATCGTTGGTATATACACCGGGAATTTTGCCATACTTGATATAAACGTTAAGGTTCATATTTTTCTTTCAGTTTACCAACCAAAGTTGACAACTTCAAAATAATAAAATTATTGCACGCGGAAAACTCTCTCAATGTACTTTTACTCAGGACAAAACTCTTTTTAGATTGTTTAACTTTATGAACTTGTTCAACTTTATCACCGAAAATCTTTTCATAATCTGATTTACGAATACAACACCACAAACGATCTACTTTAGCACCTTTAAACGAAAAAACAAGTAAAGGAATTCTTCCGACGGAATCTGCTTCCTGACTGATCTTGCTAAGCCAAGAAGCATCCAGTCTAAAGATAAAGTCGCCTTTAGCTGATCTTATTTTGCGCGATTTACATTCTATCAAAAACTGGAACGGTAAGAAAGGTACGTTAGTAAGTACGTCACCTTTAAGACCGCGAATACTTCCTGACTGAGGAACTCTGAACGTACGTTCAGACAGCGGAGTTTCTCTTTGCTGACCAGCTAATCTAAGAAAAATATCTTCAACTTCGTGTTCTAAACCGTAACCTTTACGGCTCATAGAACAATAGTTTTGTCTCCGTCAAGGTTTACATTTATAATTTTATCGGCGTGTTCCGATATTCTAGATTGATGTGTTATAAGTATAATTTGGACGTCAAGTTTTTCTGAGAATACTTTAAGTAGGTAACCGAACTTGGATTGATATTCTTTGCTTATATTACTGCCAACTTCGTCTAAGATAAACGGCATTTTGTACGACAAATATTTGACGAATACGAATCTTAACAAAGTAGATATAATGTTCCTGATACCACCTCCGTAACACATTAAACTGCGGGAATGGTTGTCTTTACTGATCTTGAACGTGTAACCTAACCGTCCGCCGGTAAACGTTTCTTCAACGCAAAAGCGGTAACCTTCGTTGTAAACAAGAGAAATACCGTCTGTTACGAAACTTTCGATAACGTTCTTTACGTTGTTGTTACTAACGGTTACCGATTCAACGAAAACGTTTTTGACTTTGCGAAGTAATTCTACACGATCTTTTAAATCTAAAATTTCTTTAGTTAGATTATTGTACTCTTTTTCCAATATGTCTCGTTTAGCTTTAAGTTGACTAATAATATCTTTCATAGTTTACTTATATGATCCTCGACAAATTTTTTTACTTTCGCCAGTTTAGATTGAATCTCGTTTATCTTGTTTTCGTTTTCTTTGATAACGTTGTCTACGTCGGCTACGGATATACCTAAAGATTCAAGTTCTCTGATATATTTTTCACGTTCTTTCAGAAGAGTGTCTAAAGTAGCTCGTAAAGATGCTCGCTTTTCGCGTAAACGTATAATATCGTTCTTCAGAGATACTATTTTATCATACGTTTTATCCATAACAATGCTTCCTCCTTAACTCTTGGATCGGATGGGTAAAGTTGGCTCGCCACCTCTTCGACTACTGACTCGATACTGTAAACGCGGTTAATACAAGAGTTGTCAACTTTAGCAGCAAATTCGATGGTCTCCTGTTCGAAAGAATTAACCGTGAAAGATACGTCAGGAAATATGTTTTTCTTATACTTGATAGAAAATGTAGAAGGTTCAAACATAAACTCGAAAAAACCTGATCCGTTATATTCTGCTAAACTCATTTTCATTAAAGGACCTGGATTGAAGAAAGCACAGTTTTCGTAAACCTCGATAAACATATAATGAAGATCGCCGCACAAAAACACGCATTGACGAACTTTTTCTGCTATTGAGCGCGTTAACATTGTTCTGAAAGGAAAAGGTTTCGGCGATATTAAATTATGGGATACTACGATACAGTTCTCGAGATTGTCATATAACGACTCGTCGTGATTCTTTGTAGGATATACGACATAGACGGGAATACCGTGAATAATATTATGACCGGGTTTAAGAATTTCGACAAGTTCAACTTTGGCCAAAGTACCTACAGATGTCCAATCGATGCTCTTAGGTTCGTAACCTACAAGATCATGGTTACCGGGAACAAGATAAATCTTCCTTTTATACTTATAGAGAAGATCTACGACTTGGTTAAAAAAATTGATATCGTCGCAAATATATGAATCGAAAAAATCGCCGCCATGAATAATAAAATTAGAGTTCGTCGATAATATCGTTTCGACTCTGCCTAATAATATCGAACCAAAATTGTCAATATTTATGTTTTGAGAAGGCAAGCTTCTTAAATGCCAATCTGTTGTATAAATAAAAGTTATCATATTTATGCTCCTTCCAAAATACCGTCGAAGATAAAATCGATAGACTCGCTGGTTAAATGGGATCCACACAAGGGGCAACGAGCTAACTCCTTAAGAAGTGTAATCAGCTCTGTTACTTTAACATCGATCTCTTCGTTTACCGACCTTAAAGACGCTGAATAAGATGAAATGCGGCGATCTATTTCTTTCAATTGCGATACTTTAGGGATGATTTCGGAATATAATGTACAAACGTTCAAGTAACCATCGAAATCTACAGAATCTACTTGATCCAGAAGGTGTTTAATAGATGCTATTCTTTTATCTAAATCCTTTATCTTATCCCGGTAAAAAGAAAGTGTTCGGTTACGCTCTATCAAATCGTTTACTCTCTTCTCAAGTCTTTCGGATTTATTAACCAATTTCTCTAACTTATCAACAAACTTTAGTCTGCTAAGTCGGTCTTTGACATCGCTCTTTTTACGTTCAAGTTCGTTGATTCTGTTTGAACATTCCTTAATCTCTGAAGCTATTTCTTTTATAACTTCGTTTAATAAATCGATACCGACAACTTTACTAATGTAAGCACTGCGCACAGTAGACGGATCGTGTATCAAGAAGGAGTTACTGTCTTGAGGTCCGATGAACGCTGAACAATCTTCTAACGAAGGTAAAGACGTCAATCTTTTGACTTCGTCAGGATAATCTTTGCCGAAGTTGTCGAATCTAAATTCTTGTCCGTCCTTTCTGATAATGACGGAATTAACATCGTCTCCTTTTATTCGCTCTAACACGAATTTATCTGTATGGATTACGATTTTACAAGAATTGGCTCCTTTGCGGATAAATCCCGGATCCCATTCGTTGAATAAAGCAAATAAAATCGCATTGAAGATCGCGGTTTTACCGACGTTAGTTGGCCCAATTATACAGTTAAAATGAGGATCAAACTCTATAGTCGTGCTCTCATGAGATTCGAAATTTTCTATATGAATCTTCAATATCTTCATATCTATATTCCTGTAATTATAGTGATAAATACTTGATTAAATCGTCGGTTCGTACGGAATCATACAGCTCGTCGTAACTTAACCAAGATTGATCGCCAAGAATGTATTTACGACCGGATTGAGTTATTATCCCTTTTTCTAATAAATAATCAATAATTGACTGTTTCTCGTCAACTCCTTTTCCGTAGTAAAAATTTAGTCTAACTTCTTTGTACGGTATACCGACTTTGTTCTTTACAACCTTAATGACGATTTGGTGTCCTATCTTGTTCTTGTTCTCATCTTTTATAACCGACCCTTTCTCGACGCGAATACGCACGGATGCGTAAAACTTAAGAGCGCGGCCTCCCGGAGAATCAGTTGGATCACCGAAGAACATTGCCGGTCCTCGTTCAATCTTCTCCCGAAGTTGGTTTATAAAAATTACAGTACATTTGTTTTTCGAAAGAACCGGTGTAATTATCCGGAGCGCTTTAGATAACATTCTTGCTTGAACACCCATAGTCTGATCTTCTATCTCGCCTTCGAACTCGCTCTTGGGTACAAGAGCTGCGGTCGAATCGACTACGACAAGGCTATACCCATTCTCAGCAAGAACCTTAATACCTTCAAAAACTTGCTCACCATAATCAGCTTGTAAAACAAGCAAATTGTTATCTATACTAGGTTCTGACACGAAAACACCTATTTGACTTGCCCAGTTAGGATCAAAACTGTTCTCAATGTCGAATAGCGCGACTTTTTTACCAGAACGTTGAGCCGCGGCAAGAGCGAGTAAACTAATATAAGATTTACCGCTGCCTTCGCTACCAAATAACTCAATGATACGTCCAACTGGGTAGCCTTTACCAAGGGCTTTATCCAACAAAACTAACCCTGAACTTATATACTCTAAACCATCCTCTGTAACAGGTAATAAACCTAATTTTTTGAGGTCTTTTAATATCTCGTCTGTCATTAACTAACTCCTTTCTTCCTGAGAAACGGTATGTCTGTACGCGGATTAACGACTACTTCATAACCTTCTGGTAACGGAATAGCATCTGTAGGATCAGGACTAAAATAGTAGATAAGATGACTTTTTGTAAGACTGTCGAGTTTACAATGCAAAAAATAAAATTTTTTACGTTTCTCACTATAGTAAACGCAAATGTTTTTTGGATCAGAATTCGAGTTCATCTAAATCGTTAATCTCCTCTATAAAAGGATTTTGTTTCTTGGGCATAGTTTGTGGGTTTTGTGTTCGTAATTGAGGCTGAGATTGGGGTTGCTGAAATGATTGAACTTGCGGTTGAGGTTGTTGCATTTGACGAACTTGAGTATTAGGTTGAGGACTTACAGATACTTGCTGATAATACTCAGGAGCCGCGCCCGATACAGTTGAATATTCCGGATTAACTGAATGCACTCTTCTGATATTGGCTCTCTTAACATCAACAACGTTAAGATACTCTTCACCGTCAGGTGTAGTTACCGAACTAACGGTAATTATAGCGGAAGCTCCTATAAGAGAAGATATGTCAATTGTTTCTGATCTTAGATCCGCTCCTAAAGCTACAAGCCATCTGAACAATTTCGATTTAGGAGTTCTTGCGTTCTTGGAGCATATACCTGATACAGTAGTTTCGTACCCCGGCTCAGTTATTTCGAACCAAAATCTTAATATGGGTCCGTATTTACCTTGCAACTCTTGCACATCTTTGAGGATGGCCATATAATCGCCTTCCTCGATGACTTTTTGTCTTGGTATTTCGACTATTATAGCCATGTGTTTTACCTCCTTTTATTTAAGGTTAGAAAATTCTACTTTTAGAACGGCATCTTTAAGAGATGGTTCAAGATTTAACATTGATCTTACTGTTAAGAATTGTTGAACCAAATTATCGTTCTTTGATTTAAGTTCGTCGTAAATGACGGTTACTGTTTTGTAATAGGCGTCGGCAACAGCTACTTCTCTCTCTTTCGCTTTTATACGATCGACTAGATCTTTAAGCTCATTGTTGGCAACAGCTAAACGTAATTCGTTAGACTTTAAAGGTTTAACGTCGTCGCGTACTAAAATTTGAGACAATTTCGACTCGTATTCGCTTTGAAGTATAGATAGTTCGGAATTTAAAGTAACGCGGTTCCATATCGCTTCTATAAGTAAAGAAAGGACACGGTCGCGGCAACTCTGTATTTCGTAAAACTTTTCGTTAAAATAATTGAGACCTAACGATAAAGGATCTTTCTCGAGTTTTGTACTTTCACGAATAGTTTCTAATTCTTTAAGTCTTGAATTATAATCGATCATTTCTGTTCACCTCCTATTTCTGATGGTAAAAACTGTTTAGCTACTTCTTTCATATCGTTTGCTACGCACCTGAACACTTTTTTGAAAAGCTCGTTAGATATTTCGTCGAGATCTTTATCGTTATCTATATCAACATCGGCGGTTAATTCTGTACTAAATTCCCACGATTTATAATCATAACTAATTTTTCTTGTGTATCTTTTGGTTATTCTGACTATTTTCATTTTTAAACACCCCTTCTGGTATTGAAAGTTTCGATATGTAACCTAGGAGACAAATTAAACCGGTGTTTTAGGGCAAATTCCCAAGCTAACGGTAAATGTTTAAGATATACATCGCGGTTCTCGCCCCTGGGCATTATCCATACCTTAAAATTAGGAACGTCGAAACCTTTAACGATTGACAAGATGAAGTTATCGTCATCCGCGTCGTTGTATACAAACTTAACAGCGTAATTTGCGTAACCTCGAAATATCAAATAACTTAATAGATGCGGCGCGGTATCGACCTCTTTAGTTTGAAATTTTGGGTTCTTGGGTGAAATTGTCCATAAAGTAACTTTGTTAACTAAATGATCGATGGTTGAAGGAATACAAGTACCGTTAGTCTCAATTTCGATAAATAATGGATTAACTTCGTTTACGATATAATCGATATATCGGGGACCGTTACCAAAAAGGGGTTCGTTACCCGTAAAAACGATCAAAGGATGATTCTTCATCAAAGAAATATCGTCGGATGTTAAGAGACGATTTTCTTCACGAGCATATCTGGAATCGCAAAAACAACACGATAGAGGACAACCTGTAGCAAGACGAACGAAAACTCTGGGTTGACCAACGTTAACTCCTTCACCTTGAAATGAGTAAAAAACTTCGGTCACAAATATATTCATTTCTCCTCCTTTTCGCTAAAAGCTTCTTTCATTAATGATAAAGCGGATGTCCACGGCCCATACTGTTCAACAACTTTAACAAATTCCTCAACATCATGCTCTCTAGTAATTGTAATCTCGTCGCGTTCGTTACGTCTGACATGTAACAATTCGTGCAAAACAAGAGCCTCTCTTTGCGTTTGATTAAAGACGGACCAAGCATCTTTATTTATAAGGATTACGAGATCAAGATCTGTAAGAAATTTCATTAAAGGACTCGTTTTGATAACTTTACCGTAATAACGAATATTACGACCAGATACGAGTAAAAATTTAACTTTGATTCCTGATAAGTTGACGGAACGTAATAAGTTTTCGCCGATTGTGTTTAGTTCTTTCGACTCTTCGAATTTTATCTTTTCTTCTTTTTTCATCGATTACCTCCTAACGATTTTAACTTTTCAATAACTTCAATAGCTTTAGTTAAAGTGATAATCTCGTTATTTTCTATGAAATCGTCAAACTTCTTCATTACCTTGAAAACGTAACCTATCGGGTATTTTCGTAACATGTTATGAAAAATTTTGGCACTGATTGCGAGCAAATAATTCTTATAATTCCTCGAGCTGATCGTATTGACAGTATGTTGTAATGAAGACAAAACAATCTTAAATTGATCGTACCTGGCAGGATCTATCATCTTAACAAATTTAGCTACGTTGCCGAACACTCCACATCCGAAACAATAAAAAGTATTTGTTTCAGGATAAACAGTAAAACTTGGTCGGGTATCGTCATGGAACGGACACAATCCTTGGTAAACTTTACCAACTTTCCTTAACTTGATACCGTAGGATTGTACTGCATTTACAATGTCAATCATAACTTATCCCGCCTTGCTATAATATATAAAAGAGAAGTTTGTTAAAAGTAGTAAACGTTATACGGAAACGGTAATATCTGATATCTTAAAAATACTAAAATCTGCTCGCAATGAAAAGACAGGACGTTCCCCGTCCCTATCTTTCAAAAACTTACATTTCAATAAACAAGTAGGAGCTACTTGTAACACGTCGGGATCGTCTATACGGATCGAAAAAACAATGTCGGCATGTTGTATCATCGAAAAAGCGAGGGCAATATCTTGAGCTTCGTAAAATTCGCGATCGCGCTCAATTGCTTCTCTTCTGACCTGAGCAGCTGTCAAAATAGGAACGTTGTACTTACGAGCAAGGGATCTTACTTTAACAGTCACGGTGTTCAAACTTTCCCATAAAGATTTGAAAACAGTATCGCTCTTTATAATCGTAAGGTAATCAATAACGACAAAATCAGGTTTAGGCTGAAGTGAAGCTAGTTTAGAATCTAAATATGAGACCGTACATTCGGGACAATCTACAATATAGAACTTGTTAGGTAAATTTTCCATTTTGCTTATACGTTCTTCTATCTTTTTCTTTTCTGAAGGGCTAAGATCGTTCGACTTAATCTTTGCGTAAGGAATCCCCGTACATAAAGAATAGAATCGACGCGCAATCTGAACGTAAGGCATTTCTATCGAGAAGTAAGCGACATTATAACCTGAAGTAAAAATATTGTACGCGATGTTAAGAAGTAAAGTACTCTTACCTTCGGCAAAACCTGACACTATTATAATAAGTTCGCCCGGCCTAAATCCTTTAGTAGCGTTATCAATTACCGAATAGCCCGTTTTAATACCGGTTACGCTTTTGAAGACGGCTTCGTGTACATGTTTACTGAACACGTCAACAACTTTCTGATGATCGGTATCAGGAGCCAGCAAAACAACATTCTGAATAGATTCTAAAGCTCTATTTAGATCGCCTTCCTTTAAACAATAAACGGCTTTACGTAGAGATGTTGATAGTAGTTTCGACAGATACCTTTCTTTTGCTAAAGCTAAAGTTGTTTCAAAATCTTCGGAAACTTGACTTGATAAAACTTGATCTACGAACAACAAGAATTTGGTCCTCTCGTCATCGTCAGAAATGTAAGTATCCGCAAGATACGCCATTAAATTACCGACGTCACTTAGATTACCATTAGTAGACGAATTGTATAGAAAATCGAGAAACTGAACGAATCGCTTCTCTTCTTTGGAACTGAACCATCTGAATGAGAGACCTTCCTCTTTTGCCCTTTGATATAAATTCCGGTTCGTAGCAAGGGCTTTAAGAAAACTTTTCACTTCTTAAACCTCCAATCGGTTACTTTGCGATGATCTATAAAGTAAAAACATTCGAAAAGCAAAGAATAAAAACTTTTGCCGAAAATTTCGCCGAGACCGGCCGGATCTAAGAAAGATGTAATTACAGTAGGATTACCTTTGCCGTATCTTGACTTAATCAAGGCTTCGAATTTATCGATCATAAAAGGAGGAACGTCGTAATGACCGAAATCGTCTACAATAAGGAAATTGTAGTTTTGGAAATAACGATTTTCTTTAAAATAATCGAGCGCTTCTAAAAAAGAAACGTAATATACCGAATATTTGGTTTTCCGGATAACCTCTTTAGCGAATAAACAAGCTAAAGCTGTTTTAGCACTTCCGTGACCACCGTAAATATAAAAACCTTTGCCTCTTATCTTAGGACTATAAATCCCTTTGGTAATAAGAGCATCGATGTACGACAAAATCTTCTTTTTGGACGATTCTAATTGAGGACTTTTGAGATCGTCGAGCTCAAGATCGCGATATTGTAAAGGAATATTGGCGTTGACTAGCTCTACGTGCAAAAAATACTCGTCGCGTTTAGTTTCGTAAATTCTTTTAAGATATTCTATGTCTTCGGGTTTCATTACTTTTTAGGAGATGGTAAGTATAATTTTTTAACAATGGCGTATATATGTTTCTCGATACGGCCTAGAATACAATTTGTACAAATGCCAAGGTCAAGTTTTGTCTTAGATGATTGACGAAGACAAACGTTTACATCCATAAAAGGACACTCGTTCAATTTGACTTGATCTTGTTTGGTTTTTGTTTGATCTTGTCTAACTTTCATTAGAATACCTCCGGTGTTCGTACAACAACGTCAAGTTCTTTACCGTCGTAATCTTTGATAATAACCCATCCTACTACGGATTGTATCCCTTTTTGTAACAAATATGAACTTTCTCGTTGAAGAGTACCTGCCATAACAGCATAGTTATTCGGAGGATAGGACCATACACCTAACATGTGCAAATGACCAACAATAAGAAATGTGGGTCGTTCTACCAGATTTCTCAATATCTTTTGTACCATATATGTCCACGCATATGACGGAGATCCTGACCCATGTACCATAAGAATAGACCATTTGTTTAACGTCAATTTTGCCATATGTCCGTAATATTCGCAATTAACGACTTCACCGGCAATGCGTTTCATAGGATCATGACCTATTTGCCACGAACCTTTCAACTTCTCTTCGTGATTCCCTATAACTAAAATTTTACGCATAGATTTAGGTAGCTTATTAAGAAATTTGATCGCGGACTCTTCTTGTTCGTCTATAGACGGTTCTATAATATCCATAGCTTCTACTTTGTACACGCCTAAACCTTGTAACAAATCGCCGGCGTGTAACATAGTCTTAACTTTAAATTTTTCGCAATCCTCGGCAAGTTTATCAAACGCAATAACAGACCATCCCTTAGACCCGACATGCCAATCGCTTGTTACTAAGATAGGTAGCTCAACTTTGCCCAAGACTTTGTAATATTTATCTTTTTCGAAAGTTCCATACCTTACAAGACCTATTTTCTTGACAGTTCCCGAATAAATATGTTTGATATCGTAACCGTCCTTCTCAAGCTCTTTAATAACTTGATCTATAGTGTACTCGGATAACAATAAACCTTTATTTTTGAGCTGTTCTTGTATATCTTTTATAGATATCGGGAAAACGCTGTCAATAAGTATACGTAAGATGTGTTTCTTTGCTTCCGTCGCGGATTGTAATAACAAGTTTTTGATCTTCATTTACAACCCTCTCGTACTGAATTTTTTTCTTCGTCAAATAATTTTCGAGGTTCTTCAACCCTATCTTATGTCCGTAATACTTCGTTTTACCTACCGAAATATAGTTTTTGAAATAGTCGGACATGGCGCTGCGTAAAGTGGAAAAATTTACGTTTTTGAGTATGTTGCATAGTTCGTGCGAAGTAAAAATTTCGTCTTTGTGAGAATAAAAATATGATACGATTCTGACAAGGGTAGGTAGGTTTCTGTATTGATACCATCGATCGAAAGGAGGCAATTCTCCGCGGTAGGCAAACGCTCTACTTATTCGGTTATAACTTTCTACCTTAAATATTACAACGTAACAACCCCGTAAATCGTAGTTATATAAACGGGTGGAATATATCGGTACGAATTCGTTATCTTTATCGATACTTTTTTTACGTTTAATAACAATGTCCCGTATGTTCATTACAATCAGTCCTCCGTACAGTTTACAATCTTATACAATCTTAGAAGCTTGTTCTAATCCGTGGTAAATACCTTGTCTAATCTTTGAAGGATCAAATTCTAAAGAATCCGATATTTCGTACTCGGGTTCTATCACTTTTATGTCAATCTTTTTGTAATCTTTGTAAGAACCGAAAGTATCTATAAGATCGTTAATTGTTAACGCCGTTTCTATATCGTTAATGTAAATTTCGTTCAAAAGGATATCGAGAACGCGCATAAGCACTTCTATAATATTACTGTATCTTTTATACATAGTATTAGGATGTCTCGGAGAACATAGTATAACGTAAATCGTATCTGCTCCGAGATCGATAGCTTTCTTCAACGGTATAATATCTCTGACACCACCATCAACCCATTGCTGGTTGGATTTATCAACTGTCGTAAAGAATACTGGAATAGTACATGAAGCCAACACATCATCCGCGGTCATATCTTGTTTGTTGACGTAAACGATATTACCGGTCTGTAACGATACTTTACCTGCGTAAAAATCGATGGGAGATTTTAGTAATTTATCTTTGGCAAAGAATTTGTTAAGTATCCTCCGGAGACCGTCAAATTCGTAAATACCGTTTCGTAAGCCCAACAAACATTTTGTATAATTTACAATACTTTTTGTATAAATGTCTGAATCTTTCTTAATATTAAGCCAGATCTCATGTAAAAGATCGATGTCTTGTTGAGCAACAGCAAGACCTTGTAAAGATCCTGTAGATATGCCTATAACTATATCGGGTGTTATATTCTTAACCTTACATAACCAAATAAGAGCGCCTACTTGGAAGGCTCCTTTAGCACCGCCACCTGACAGTACAAACGCTGTTTTCATACTTTCCCTATAGTAACCCTTGGCGTACAAAATTCTTTTACTTCACAATAGTTACATAGTTCTGAAGGTTCAGGTTCTGGTAAAATTCCTTTGTTAATAGCGTTATTTAGTACTTCTAAACGCTCGTGTATGTTTACAGGATCTTCTTCTACATAAACAACGCTAAATTTTTTGTTAGTAAGAACGATGGCTAATTTTTCGACGGGTAAATCTAACATTTGTTTATAAATGTTAAGTTGACGTCTATACCAAGGTTTAACCGACGAACTCGTCTTAAAATCGTATATAGTTTTTGTCTTATAACTGTACAAATCTAACGTACCCGTTAACAGAAAATCACCGAACTTTTTCTCCATCTTATATTCAGATAAATATCCCTGTTTAGTTTTAAAATACTCTGATAATCCTTTATGTATAAGAGTACCGTTAACAGCGGCTACGATCGTATTTATATCTACGAAATAGTCTTTAGTAAACTGTAAAGCTGATCGTCTTAAACAACATGTTATTTGGGAAACCGAAAATTGAGGATGTTCTTCGTAATAACGAATTTGGCCGGTAAAATAAACGTCTACGACGAATGACGGAACGCATCTTGTAGCGCATTCTAAACAATCCTTTAACGATACTTTGCCTTGGGAACAGTTGACTCCTTTAAGCATCGCAATTATTCCCACCTTCTAATAATTATAAATGAGATGTCTGTTCTTTGTAGTAAACTTCTAACTAATTTTTGATTAACCATAATGCGGATGTTTTCAAGTAAGATGAAATACCTAACTCTTTAGCGTAATCTTTGATTCGTTCAATCATTTCCTCTTTTGTTATATTTGGTTCGCTAAGTCTTATTTCCTCAACAAATTTTAAAATTTTACCTACCCACGGCCCAGGTGGTAAATTAAACAATCCAAGAATTTCGTCTCCCGTTATGAACCTGGGTTCAAAAGCTTTTTGATATCTCTCTTTTTGTTCTTTTACCCGTCTTTTCAAATCTTCGAGGTTTTCTAATGATTGTTGAACATATTCACTCTCTGACGACATAACATCGATTGTAGCAAATTCTAAAATTTTTTCCAATAAATCTCCCATTTTTGATATAAACCGTCTAATCGCGGCATCGCTCCATTCTTTGGTATATGTGTGTGGTACCATATGTAAAGAAATCCTTTTTACCACTTCTTCAATAATGTGATTAGGAAATTTTAACCTTTTAAGAATTTCACGAGCTTGTTCACTACTTAAATTCTCGTGGCCTATAAATCTTGCAACGTTATCTATAATAACTTTCGTTGCTGGTTTTGAGATATCGTGAAGAAGAGCAACAAGCCGGTCTACTAAATCGGCATTTGATTTCTCGACAGCATTAAGAATATGAGTCCATACATCCTCTCTGTGATAAGGAGAATCGTGAGAAACGCCGTAAGTTTGAGATAACTCGGGTAAAAACTTATCTAGCAAACCTGTTTCTCGTAACAACTCGAAAGCTCTTTTTGGGTTAGGTCCTTCGAGTATTTTTATGAGTTCATCTCTGATCCTCTCAGTTGAAACAATATCCAACCGGTCCACGTTCTTCTTAATCGCTTCTAACGTTATAGGATCGATATCCATACCGAATTTTACTGCTTGACGTATTGCTCGTAACATCCTTAACGGATCTTCGAGAAACACAATCTCAGGGTTGTCTGTTGTAGTCCGGATTATACCGTTCTTGATGTCTGTCAAACCCTTACCAGTAGGATCAATGATATCAAATGTTTCCAAGTCAAGATATAACGAGTTAATTGTAAAATCTCTTCGGTAAACGTCTTCGTCTAAAGATCCGTAGCTAACAACTGGTTTCCTACTATCTGGATCGATGTAAGCTTCTTTCCTAGGAATAATAACATCAACGTTAACACCGTCTATGTTAACTTTACCGGTACCAAACTCTTCAAAGAGAACATAATCTTTTAAATCGTATTCTTCTACTAAATGTTTTATGAAATTTGATGTTGCGGACATTCCTTCATCATCTTTTACCACAACTATATCTAGGTCAGATGATGGTTTTCCCATAACATAGTCACGGACAAATCCACCTGCCGCATATACTTTATATCCGTACTTTTTTGCTACTTTTACAATTTTGTCAATGATCGATTGTATCTCAGGACTAATTGGACCTGATTGCTTCAACCACTTTCTTCTTATAGATAAACTACTTTGTTTTTCAAACTCTCCTCGATAACCTTCCCATTTCTTGGCTGATTCTTGTATTTCAAACGGTATTTTTGATTTGTCGAAGTTTAAATATTCGGAAAATTTGTATGAACATTTAGAATCTGTTGATATACTTTGTATTAATTCGTTAGGTATTTCTTTACCTAATCTAAGTAGTTTTATAGCAATGCCGTATGAATAATAAGGATCTTTTGACATACCTTGTATTATTTCATTCAGTATATCTTTACCATATTCAAGCAGTTCTATAGCAAACCGGTATGAACGCCAAGAATCTTTTGATATACTTTGTATTATTTCATTTGGTATTTCTTTATTACGTTCAAGTAGTTCTATAGCAAAATAGTATGAATATTTAGAATCTTTTGATATACTTTGTATTATTTCATTAGGTATAAAGTTCAGTACTTTGGCGACATTTAAAGCAATTTTAGGATTTGTTATAGCTTCTTGCCAAATATGTTCTTTAATATCTTCCAAACCTAATTTGTTAGCCGCTATAAACGCGTCCCCCACGAACTCTTGATCTAACAGTCTTTCTACAACTTCTCTTATCTCATCTTCTTTACCTTTCCTAAATTGTTTGTTATAAGTTAGAACGAATAGTCTACCTCGATCAGATAAGGTGTCGTACTCCTTGGCAAAATACTCTGCAAGATGAACTCTATCACGATCACTCATCATATCGGGAGGTATTGATACGGATAAATTCTCTTTAACGAATTCCATAAACTGTTTGTATCCTATACCTATCTCTTCAAATATTTTCAACAACTCTTGTTCAGGAAATAACAACTTATCGAACGGGTCTCTGATTTCGCCGCCATGAGATGCTACAGCGTACGGATATTTGTTTTTGAGAATTACATACAACGGCCCTACTCTCAAATAATCTTTGGCATATTCAAGACTGTATCCGTACTTCTCTGATCCTGATACGCATACTTCTGTTATATTAAGTAAAGAACAAGTGTCTTGCATAACTTTAGCATCGGTTATCTTTATGATTGTATAAGGAGGTTTATCGTAAATAATTTCGGCTCCGGCTGGTAATTTTGACGGATCTGTTAAAGGTTTTAATTGTTTAGGCTCAAACTTGGCTATTATAGGTTGCATAAATTCTAAGAATTGGTCTACGGTCTTGAACCGGTCTATGTTTTTACCTTCTTCTGGTATGTCTTTTGTCTTCTTAAGTCTATTATGTAACGCTAAAGCTTGTTCTAGTTTATGTCTTAACGTATCATTCTCCAATATACCAGGTTTATTTTGCTTTCTCAGGTCACGGTCTATTTTAGCTATCCATTTGGTATATTCGGCGTTATTACCGGTAGGGTCTAGTTTGTTTAGTTTCCTTACTCGTTCTTCGTCTATACCCATTTGTAAAATATATGGTAGTTTACTTTCTAGATCTGCCGTCTTTAACCATTTATCTCTCGCACTACTTTCTACCTTAAAACTTTGTTCGATTCTGCTCATCAAATCTTGCGGGTCTACTTTCAAAGCGTAATCTGTTGCTGTTTCGTAATCACCTGTTGTTCTAACAAAATCCCAGAATTTGTCTACAACATTGGACCAGTGTAAATGAGACTCTAAAGTACGAATAAGGTTTCTCAAATTCTCTTTGCCAATAACGAATGTAATATAAGGCTCTGCGTGCTCAAATTTTTCAATTAACTCTTTGTAAGGAAACTTTCTGGTTTTCGACAAATACCCTAGTTGTTTAAGGAAAGGTATAGCATGTTGCAAAAACAACTCTACTTTCTTTCGGTCTATTTTACTCGATCTTTTTAACCATTTATTAATCATAACAGCCATTTAGACTTGCTACCGAATCTTTTCTCGATCTTACTTTCAAAATAACTTTTTATGGTGTTATAAACACGCGAATATAAAGTTGGGAAAGTTTTACCTAACTCTCTCTGAGCTGTTTCGTTAAGTTGTTGCGCGGTATCTTCGGCTATCTGATCTGCTATTTCGTATAACTGTTTTTTGATAGCTGACTCGGACAAAGTTACATCGAAAACTAGTTCGTTATATTTCTTTTCGAAAAGACGATCTGCTTTGTCTACTAAATCTTCTATCTCTTTCGTTAGTACGCTGGGTCCAAAAATATTTTGTATCGTGTCTATAACGTCTTGTTTAACCATTGCTTCTACGTAAAAAGATTTTTTCTTTACGTGTTTAAGAAGCTCGTCGAGAGCATCTTCTTTCTGTTCGAGTTTTTTCTTGACAACTTCTTCCGTGAGAAAACCTAAAGCTTCGTCGATTTTTCGTTTACGTTTGATCTCTTCGGGGGTTTGTCGTTGAGGTAAAGCAACACTTTTAGCGTACCATTCTAAATACTTTTTGAACGTATTTTTAACTTTATCTCTATCTTCTTTTGTCCATTGACCAGATACCCATTTTATACCGCTCATATACGTATTCGCGGCAGAAAACGCTACTTTATCAATTATACCTGACACGTCAGTACTTGTACTTGTCTTTTCGTATTTCTCTTTAAACTGTTTCTCTAACCATCCCGCTATATTCTTTCCTTCCGCGTCGGGTATACTAACGTTTCGGTACCATTTAAGAATATCCCTTAACTCGTTAACCATTTCGTTAATCTTTTGTAACCGCTCGTTTTCTATCGATTGAGTCTGTTCTTCGGATTTCTTCTGCTCTTTTTCGCCTTCTGTTTGAGCTGCTCTTAACCATTTATTTCTCACGGATATTCCTCCTTGTTTTAAACTACTTTGTTTTTCAAATTCGCCGCTGTAACCTCTCATCTCTTAGCTGATTCTTGTATTTCAGGCGGTATCTTTGATTTGTCAAAATCAAAATATTCAGAGAAATAGTATGAATAATAAGGACTTTTTGATATACCTCGTATTAACTTGATGGGTACTTCTATACCATACTGTTCCGACCGCTGCGCAAGAAGATAAGATTTCGCCGGATCTTTAGATGCTTCTTGTATTAACCTCTTAGATAATTTGCCTCGGTTGATCAGTTCGCTAACAAATTTCCCTCCCAGGCCAAATCTAACGGCGTAGTCTATCGCTTTGTCGGGATATGTGTCAACGTGCTTTAATAACGGTTCTATAAACTCATAAAGGAAAGGTAAGTTGAGTTCTTGATGTTCGTAATGTAACACGTCGGAAATAAACCTTAAAACGTAGTCGGTCTCTTCCTCGAATACACCGCCCTCAAACGATCTTTCAATTATATCTAGTAGCTTACGTGGTTCGAAACGGTCCTTTCCCATCTTTTAAAAACCTTCCTTTTTAAACCTGCTAAAAGTAGAATCCTGGTACCTTTCTTGATCCCTTTTCCTCTCGGGGCCCTTTCCTGAAGGATAGGGTTGACCTTTTCTTAAAAATATTTATGCCGCCTAACATTAAATAGGATTTGTTTTTCCGAGTCTTGTCGGAAAATAGTTCTCGGTAAATAACATATAACCCTCTTTCGATAGGAAAAGTTCCTCCCCGAAAGATTTAAATACAACTTGATCTTCCTGAGAAGCCTTTGGTTCTTTGGAAAGTCGGCGAGTTTAATCGAAAATACGCCTTTTAGAATGTTAAAGTTGTAAGTAAATCGTTCCTCCTGATCGGAAAGTTTCGTCTTTATTTGAAAATTATACTTTCGGGGAAAAGTTTGAAAAATTTCCTGTTTAACCCTTTTTTAAGTAAATAATACAGTTTTTTTGGGAATCCCCTTCCGAAAGTCCCCCACTCCCTCGAGAAAAAGGCTTCTTTTTAAAACGTGATTTTAATGTTTGATCTTTAGGTGAACCTTTGGGGAAAGTTGAATAGTTGAGAGTTGAAAATATACCGTACTTTTGAGAGAGCCGTTTTCTTAAAGAGAAAATTTGTCTTTTAATACGAAAGTTGTTAAAAATGTACTCTTAATCGAATAACCTTTTGCCGAAAGTTTGAAAGTTGTTCCTTTGCTTGGTTGGCTCTCCCGGAGTTAGTTGCCTAAACCCTCCTTTGAAGTTGGGTTTGTACTAACCGTACTATAGTTGTTGACCCGATTACACTTTTTTTTGTTTGTTACCCCGGAATCTTGCGCCTTTAATTGTACCTTTTGATTGGATTTTGATTGTACCCTTGACCGCGTGCCCTTTCGAAGTTGTCGCTTTGAAAATGTGCCCTAACCGTACTTTTGGTTTTGATTGGGGTTGGTTGCTTTGATCGTGCTTTTATATCGTACTTTTGATCATATCTTTGATCGGGATTGGCTGCTGGTGGCAACGGCGGGCCGGTTGGATAGCTTGTCCGATCGGCTCGCAATTTTTATCCGGAGGAAACTTTTCCTCCGGATGACCGCTAGGTTGATCCGGCGGGGCCTAGCGGTAGTACATTCTCCGTCGGGAAGGAGGTGAGTAAAAATGGCAGGAATCTACAAAATCGTAGATATAAAAACAGGTCAAGTCGTCAAGGTTATAGGCTACCTTCGCGACTTAAAAGCAGCGATCCGTTGGAGTGAAACACACAAAGGTGATCCAGACGTTTCCTTGCTAATGAAGCAGATTAATGAACAGCTGGAACCTCGCGGGCTCAAACTCATCCGCGAGGACCCACCTTGCAAAATCGACATTAGTGGCTTGCTCGAATAACTCAATAAGGAGGTAGGGCTGGTTAGGCTCTACCTCCTTGCTTGCCTACCTAAAGGGATCGCTTGATGGTCCCTTTAGGTAGACCTGTCGGTTGGTCCGGCAGGGCCGACAGGTTAAAAATTCTCTGCCGGAAAGGAGGTGATAGGTATGTTAAAAGCGTGGACACCGAGCGACAGTTGCCAAAGTTGGTCCTTGTATCAGAAGATCCGAGATGCGGGGATCAGCTCAGTCAATCAACTACTGGACACGATCAACGCAAAACTACCTCGCAAGTTGTTCGGTAATAATAACCTCGATGAGAGTGCAACCAGACAAATTTGCAAGGCATACTGGGACCGCGTTCGTGAAAAGTTCAGGTTTGGGTCGGAATACGAAGGTTGGTTCGTCCCGGTGCAAGTTGTATCAATTGAAGAGTTCAAGGCCAAGACACTCCAGCTCATCGGGGCTGGATTGTGGAAGTTGAAACTGAACATGTTATCTGAGAGCGACGAAGGTGTAATCCGAGCTCGTTTGACCGCGTTAAAGGAGGCCGTAAGATTGGCCTCCAAGTTCCGTGAGGTGTATATATGTCAGAGTTGCTATGGGCTCAATATTAGGGATATGCGTCTTGCGGATGTGGTTACATTCAGTACTAAAGGCGAGTCTTTCGAGCGGCTGTTACTTGGAGAAGATCAGGTGTGGTTTGTAAAACATACAAGGGGGGACTACACCTGGTACGTTTACTTCGGGGACGGAAACGTTCCCGAAACGCTGGATTATCGGGTTGATGTGAAAGTTGATTCTGGCGGGAACTTTTACATCTTCCCGCTGGATGATCTCAGCGAACTGCTAGATCCGCAAGACTTTGAAACGATTAAAGCCTTGGTCGGCAAGTAAGGCCAAGGCTTTTTTTGCCTTCCTCGCTGACTGATTGACCCGTTTAAGAGGACCGACCTCCAAGAACAAAAAGGAGGCCGGGGGAGGTAAATAAACATGAAAAAACAAAAACAAAAACAAAACAAGGCGGTTGTAAGACCGCCGAAAGTGACCACGATCGCACAAAAGATCGTGGTCGTCAAAAATTACTTGGCGGAGCAATTCCGCCAAGTAGGCATTGAGGAGGCGAATACAAGCCTCCTCAGTAAAGTCGTAGTTGCAGTCCTCAGCAAGGTGGCTGAGGCTGAGGGCTGTAAGATTGAGGACTTGTTGACAGAGGTACGAGTGGTAAAACCCACACCTTCTGACCCGGCCATAATGTTTAGAGGCCGGGTCGTTGTGTGGTGGTTATAACCACCGTACGGTCCTCGGCAACGGCGGACGAGCCTGTTGGGCTCGTCTGACCTAGGCCGGTTAGCCAGACCGGTCTAGGTCAGGCCGCGGGCTCCGTAAGGAGCCCTAATCCGGGCCTGAAAGGAGGTGATTAAGTATGAGACTGTACAGAATCGTCAAGAAAGATACAGGCGAGGTAATAAAAGAGATCGGACATTTGTCCGATCTCAAAGCTGCGGTCGGGATACAGCCAAGTCAGTTTGTGATCGTAAAACAGCTCATCCGCACGATTAATGCTCAACTCGATCCGAAAGGTCTTCAACTCACATGGATCGAGGATCCTAATGCTGGTCTTGGTGCAAAAATCGATGTTGAAAATTTGTTAAAATGATCCGGCCGCAGTCTTAGTCCATAGGGGGCAGGAGGTGTACTCCTGCCCCTTACCTCGCCAGGTCTGTTTACATAAGCTGACTAGCTGGGTCAGTTTATGTAACCGGGCTCTGGTCGGTAAGACCAAATCTAAGCCCGGAAAGGAGGTGAATAACCATGACAGATAAAGAGAAATGTATAGTATGTGACCGAGTTGTGGAAGACGGATGGGCGAAAATCAACGGAACAACCGTCTGCGAAGAATGTTTGTTCAAACTTGTGAAAGCCGTGACACGCGGGTTGGATTGGGACTGGGTACGTGGTGATTGTATTGTGTGCGAACATGAGTACGAAGGTGCTCCGGTGAGTATGAACTTGATCGTGTGCAAAGAATGCTTGTTTGATTTGTTATCTTTGTACTTTGATACTGACGGAACATGGTCCGACGAGGAAGAAACTGAGGAAGTCGAAACTGAGGTTAAATAGTCTTAGTAATTCGGGGCGGGTCTTGTTAGGACCCGCCCTTGTATAGACCTGGAAAGGAGGGTAATCTTATGAAAAATTTGGCTGAAGAATTAACTGAGACCTGGGTCAATTTTAGGTACAAAGATCCGTACGAGACGGTTTATCGGAAAGCTGTAAAAGTTACCGAAGAATGTGATCGTGTAGTCAGACTGTGCAAATGGGCCAAAGAACTTGTTAGTAACCTCGAAAGAAAACTTGAGGAAAAAGAATCTGTAACCAAGTCTAGTTAGGACTTGGTCTGTAACCAAATCTAGATCAAGTAAGGAGGTAATTAGGTATGAAAGTCGCGTTACGAGTATCTATAGACGATACGCCAGGTCTAACTGAGCAGCTTGTTGCAATGTTCGGAATACCGGTGTGTTCAGAATATCGTACCTACTGGTTTCGTTATACCTGGATATTCGATAGCATGGAAGAAGCGTTGAAAGCTGAAAAGATTGCTCAAAGTATCGTAGGTGAACATGGAAGTACTGAGATATTAGGACCTGATGATAATGTCGAAGAAGAAGAAAAAAATGAGGATGAAGACTAAATCAAGACTTGGTTTACCAAACGTAACCTTACCTTGACCGGGTTACGTTTGTAACTAAATTCAGGTCAAGGAAGGAGGTGAATAAAGAATGAGAATCTACAAAATAATACGTAATAGCGATGGTCAAGTTGTGTTCCAAGGTAAACTTTCTGAACTTAAGACTTACTTCAATGTTGACCCTAAGAAAAATGTAGTTGTGAAATCTTTCCTTAACAAAGTTCAGAAAGTACTTGGCGACAAATATACTTTGTCCGTAGAAGAGTACTCGTCACTAACTCTACCTAAAGACCTTACCGAATAAAAGGTAAGGTTGTTATAAGGTAGAGAAATAAAGGAAGTACTGGGGCCTAGTTAGGGTCTTTGCGTACTTCCGTAAATTTAAAAGAAAGGAGGTGATCGAAATGAAAGAGATAGTGGTAAAACCTGTCGTAAATACTGACAAACTAAGTGTAACACTAGAACAAGAAGATGTTGATCCTGATACATGGTCCCGTTTAATCTCCGGCGATAAAGAAGTTGCCAAAGAGTTGTACATCGAAGTAATCCGTGACTTCTTTGCCGATATCAACAACGTGGATTTTGATAGTATAATACAAGATGTTACAGTAGAAACCGAAAAATAACGTAACCTTACCTTGACCGGGTTACGTTTGTAACTAAATCTAGGTCAGGAAGGAGGTGATCAAAGAATGAGAAAGAAATGTCCGTATTGCGACAATAAAACGGAACTCGTTGACGTAATCCTTGCTCAGGCCGTAGTCAAGTTCTACGAACTCGATGTTAAGTCGGTACGTGAGTTAGAAGAATACCTTTTCTGGAAAAGTGATGATAGTATAATTGTTAGTCCTATAGGTCAACTGTACAAAGGACTTGCTTGTTCTGAATGCGACGGATTTTTGAAAGTAAGAAAGTTTGGTGTCGTAAAATCGAGCAAAGAATACAATCGGTTCTTGAGTGTAACGACTAACTTGACGTCGGCCTGGGTTACCAAAAATCTTGATAAGATAACGAGAGATATCTATTTTGGTAACCCTACTTATAAAAAGTTGCCTGAGTCAGT